CTTTTCTGAACCAGATCTTGCAAACTCTGACAATGCGATTCTCTCTGGGGGGCACAATAGTGTGTTAGTCACTAATCTTGAATAATGCTCGGGTGATAATATGTGACTGGATCTGAGGTAGAGATTTGAAATGCCACCGGATATTATTGTGCTTATGGGTTCAATCACCGGAAAGCCTCCCAATTCAACTGGCTTATAGTAATTGTCTGATTTTGCAAAGTCCCATCTAAGCCACTGTTCAGTATGCATTACAAAATTCATAATGGTTATTATATATGTTCCCATATAGGACCCGCCTGATGCTAAGTAATTTGCCGATGACGACATTATTGTTAAGAAATCCTCCACATGATTTATACCATTTCCCACATCCAATTTGGATATCCTTTGTTTTAAGCTTGGTGTTGCCATTCTCCCCTTCTTATAAAAATTGGAATTCAATTCAGCAATGTGGAAGTTAAAGGCAGACTTTGGGTTACTCCTAACAATATTGAATAAATTCCCAACTCTTAGACCCACACAGTGTGCCATTTTGACTTGCTCAATGACATCCACACCCTTTGGAAACCTGATTATCCCTTCAGCATCATCAGAAGTTGTGAATGAGTGATACCTAATGGATGGATCTATCAAATTAACAACATGTATGACTGACTTTGCCTTAAATGCATGGGCTACTGATGAGGTATCATGATAGATTCCCTGACACATTCCCATTGCTAGTGTCTCTTCGAATATTTTGTTGTCCATCTTGGCTGCACACCTATCAATAAACTTTTGCACTGGCTCAGAGTTAGAGTGTCTAATCTTCTTAGTTAAAATCAGATTTATAAGCGGTTCTGGGAATTTTGCTTTTTTGTCAAAGGTTTTGTCAAACACCTTGATGACCATTCTCATAAGCCCTGGCTCCTTCTTTAGTAAAGGCATCAACATATAGGAGAAGAAATTCATGTTGTGGTTGGGACCCCATCTCTTTTGGTCAGAATTATCGAAACAGCATGACCCAGCCTCTGTTGAAGCCTCTCTGAAAGCATCTTTGATTGCATCTTCAACAATCTTATCCTTATTGGGTTTGTGCACCACATCTGTATCCCCTACAACACTGGACAACTCTCTAGCTATAGTTTCAACAAAGAGACCACCCATCCTGAAGACTACATTTAGCACACTGATTTCCCTATGACCTTTCTGATCCTTATCTGTAAGCCTGTACCTATATGAATCAGTAACAAGACAGAATTGCATTAGGACAAACATGAATATAGAGAATGATTTGGTATCAGCGGACATCTGATCAAATAGGTTAGCAGCTCCCAATACTGATTTATTAACTGATTTTGGATCAAGGTTGTAACAGCGAATTATTTCCTCAAGTATTGATGAAGCTGCTCTTATTCCCTGTCCTGTTTCAACAGCTGGTCCCTTATCCATACTCCCTCTCATTGTACATGCCTCAATAGGACCAAATGATAATTTGTGATAGACATTGTCAAGGACTGCATCTGGGACATCCGAGTTGTACAACACTGAGCCCATGATGTAGGTCATGCTTCCACAATACCTTTTTGATTCAATTTTTGCAAGGGTTATGTTATACTCAGTTTCTTCTGTTACAAATTCATCTGATAGAATGTAATCTAGGGCAGCTGTCTCAGAAGCAAC